GTCCTAGAAGAGCTTCCTAAGCTCCTCGAACAAATCAAGGCATATAAAGCCCGTATCGCTCAACTAGAGACACCTGTGAAACAGAAAGCTCTCCCAGGGTCTCGCAAAGATATGCTTCCAGTCCCTGTCTATGGTGAAGACATGTTTGGGGGAGTCTTTGTTCAGAAATGGGAACTAGCTCATAGAGATTCAATGACTGAAATCGCTCAACTCAAATCAAAACTAAGACATGCGATGAAAGTTATTACAGGCCTTACAAAAGGCACAGAAGATCTTAATGAACGAATTATATGCCTCGAAGAAGGTAAACAGCGGCGCGTTCTTAGAGTTATCAAGGAAGATTGACCGAAGACAAAAAAAAACTCTATTGTGAAAGTCCATTAAAACAACACAACAGAGTTTTGCACATAAACATACAAGGAGTACATGCATGAACCCAACAAAGGAGCTCACATGAATGAAATGACACCTGCTACAAAAACAGTCAAGAAGAAGAAACCTACTGCTATAAAAATACGCTTTGTTAAAGGTCGTGGAGTTTGGTGTGCAACTAGTCTTCAGATCGCAGAACATTTTGGAAAGCAACATAAGAATGTGCTGCAAGCTATAGCAGAATTAGATTGCTCGGATAAATTCTCACGGCTGAATTATCAGCCGTCAGATTATGTTACTGAACGAGGAAGAAAAGAACCGATGCATCTTATTACTAAAGATGGTTTTGCTTTTTTAGCCTTTGGATTCAAAGGAAAAAAGGCCGCTGAGATTAAAGAACATTACATCGAAGGATATAATAAGAAGTCAAAAGTTAAGAATGATAACTTTGAAGATGCTCAATGGGTGGCAGCACGAATAGAAGGAAAGACTGCTCGTAGAACGTTTACGGATGTCCTTCAGAAACTTTGGCATCTTGCTATAGCCCAAGGGAGTAAAAGCTATGCTGATAAATTTAATCTTCTCTGTATCAACTATACAAAACTATTTAAAATCATGCTCGATGATCCAGCGAACCCGAGAGATCTTCATAGCACTCGTGAACTGACGAGTTTGAAAGTAGCTGAAGAATGTGGCGCGGATCTTATCGAATCCATGATAGAGAGAGGAATTCACTACAGGGATATTTATAAAGAATGCAAGATATTCATACTTGAATTCAAACAACTTCTTAATGTTAAACAACGTAAGTTACATGGGATTTAGCTTCACGGTGTGCGAAAGTTAAAACTCGAGTTGAGGAATCCACTGGGGAATTAAAATTCCTCAGTGAATCTGAAATTTCAGAGCACAAAGAATTCGGCCAAGCTAATTTCAAAGAGACTTCATATCAAGATTCTAAAAAGGCAAATCTTCCATCATCTTCCTATTAGTCACAGGATCTGCTGTCTTCTCTGGAACATCAGACTTCTCTTTTTCGAGCTTTATAATATGGAAAGGATGAATCTGAAGATAAGTCTTGTCTTTGTACACATGGGATTCCGTAGATCCGTAAACAAGGACCCTATCCCCTTTCTCTATACCCTTGGCCATTGAGCCAAATACATTACAGCTGTACCAAACCGTCTCTTTGTTAGCGCCAAACCCCTTAGACTCAGCTACCGATAGCTTAGTATACTTATGACCCTTGTCTGATATCTTCTCTTCAACCCGGCCTACATTACCGCCTATTACATCCATACGTACCCCATCACTTGATATTTAATTGAATCTCTGAAGATAGTACATGCTTTACTATCGCCTTCACCTTCTTACCCAAGGCAATATCTTTTGGACCTAACTTGCCTAATTTATCGGCATATTCAGGCTCTAGGAAGATTTGTACCGGAACCTTTTTCATCGATTTCTTTGGTGGTGTTAACTGAATATCTAATGTTTTCATGTTTTCCTCTTCTGTTTTTCCATTAACCCTTACTCATATTTATGAATCAGTTCAAAGGTCTGAGATATAGATCCATTATATCATCCTCACAACCTTCGAAATTCTTCATATCTAATCTGCTATATTCAGGAGATTCTCTTTTTAATATCCCTTCGAACTCATCATAAATACTTATAAAATTAGATATTTCTTCACTACGCTCTGTTGCTTCTTTGAGACTGTGTAGACCGTCATCCAAAGACTTCAGAAGCCTTACTCTCTCTGCCTTGAGTAATCTCAAAGTAATCAAAATTAGTCTTCTCAAATCATCAGTTTTGTCCCGCATACATTCCTTATTATTTAAATCAATGACTTGCAAATATTATGTTTACACCATGTCAGTTTATGTTACCAGCTGCTCAGTGCAATATCTCGTACAAGATAGTCTTGTAGAAAGTGAGAGAATATGACACACACGATCGAGTTAATGATCTTCGTGTTAACAACAGTAACGATAATGATGGTATTTATCATATCTTTAGTAGTTATAGGAAAAGGCAGCTAAAATGAGCAATAATATTGAACTTATTAAAGCACTCGTATCAGCGCAGAAGGAAATAAAAGGAGCTACTAAAGACTCCATCAACCCTCACTTCAAGTCCAAATATGCTGACTATGAAAGCGTATGGAATGCCGTAAGAGAGCCTCTTGTGAAGAACGGGCTATGTGTCTCCCATATGTTCAAGGACAATTCACTGGTGACACGTCTTATGCACGTATCCGGAGACTTCCTGGAGTCAGAGTACCCCATTAAGGTCAAAGACGAGTTCAATCCTCAAGCAATCAAATCAGCTATCACCTATGCCAAGAGAGCTAACCTCGAAGGCCTTACAGGATGTCCTCCAACCGATGATGACGACGCAGAAGCTGCTGTAAACCAAACCTTCGACCCTAAGAACGAGAACCACAAACAAGCATTAAGAGATCTTGTAAAAGATGAATCGCTTAAGATGAAGATCAAAGACAATATCTCCATGTTCAATCATCTCTTGGATACCTATCCCCCTAGGACAATACGAAACTACGATCTTATCCAATGGCTCAACAACTTCTCAAGCAAATGCTCAGGAGTACAGAAATGAGACGTGGAGAAAAAGAGCTTCTAGAGCTTATGGAACTAGCAGTATATAAGATGAATCTGTCTGAGAATGTTAAGAAAGGATGGCCAGGACTTAACGATATTCGTTCTGTGCTTATCTATCTCAAGAAAGAAATCGAAGAGCTAGAAGAATCAATCTATAAAAATGTTATCGCTTGTAATGATGCTCATGAACAAGTTGCGTTTCCCGATTTTAAAGGCCGTAGAGAAATAGAATTAGAACTCGCCGATGTTACTGCATTCTGCGCAATCATATTAAGCAGCCTGAAAGATCGTTAAGATATGAGGACAACAACATTTGCCTGGAAGAAGATTCGGAAAGCCATAGCGCTTCTTAAAGAAGCAGAAAGTGCAATGTGGGATCAACAACAAATGGCTGATCCGCTGTGTCTGTTTAGATTATTAATGCTTCTTCCATTAACCGCGAACAATGCTTGTGAAGCTTGGTTAGATGCAATTACTACATATGAAGTTATGTATGAGCGTGAAGAGAAAATACAGAAACTTAAAGCACAAAAAAAATCCGGAGAAAAGTAGAGTTCATTTATGCGAATAATTCTTCTCGATATACTCGAGACGAGAAGTAAGTCTCTCTAAATCCCTCATAATATTTCCATTGATGATCGATTGAAATCCTGATGAACTCTTGAGCTCTGTACGCATCTGTACAGTCTCAATGTCTAAGGACGATATATGTTTCGATATATCGCTTAGATAAGAAACCCCGAACGCGGCTATACCCATAAGCAATGCTTTTCCAAGCCATTCAATGAACTCTTTCACTTCAGAATACCTCATGACATCACCCATACTATCCCCCGCATCCAATAAGGATAAATAGGAAAGATACTGTATGAATTCTAAATATATAGTTTCCTTACAGTATACCTTATCCGTTCTAATTTATGAACTTGTTATGCCCATGCTCCTATGGAGGCAACGGTATTTGCTATAGCTTGTATTGAAATCGGAACTGTTGCACCGAATCTATTCTTAAAGCTTATAACCCCAGAATTGGCGCTCTTCGATATATAGATGCCTGTCCCAGAATCCGTCGTCAGAACAATGCTAAAAGGGTCCGATACTTTAACAATTGTTGAAACACTGAAGATCGTAAATATAAGAGCAGCATCTCCAGTATCATTTCTTGAAACTATAAAAAGATATCCAAAACTTCCGCCGAATGTTGCAGAACACGATTGTAGATTTGATGGAGAAGATGCAGATCCAGTATAAGACACTCCACTTCTAAAACTAGCATTTGCAGATATTTCAGGCTTCAGTATATCTCCGTTAAAAGTTTTATCTCCCGCAAATATCTGAGCAGCAGTAGACACCGCTCCAGGCTGAGTACTAGTTGCAGCATGCAGTGTTAATGTTCCAGAAGACAAAGCAAGGCCATTCGCATTCCCAGAACCTAAGGAGCCTATAGTAATAGCTGCTTGCTTATTGTTAAACGTCGTCCAATCCGTGCTAGTTAGGTATCCATTTACAGATGTTGTTGCTGCAGCCATTGCAAGCGTGCGGTCAGCGGATAAGTCTCCACCACCTGTAATTGGTGCAGTAGTATTTATCGCTCTCGTCGTTGCAACCTTATTGTTGAAAGTTGTCCAATCTGTGCTCGTTAAATATCCATTCACAGCATTTGTAGCAGCAGGAATTGCGATTGTTCTATTCGCTGATAAATCACCACCGCCAGTCAATGGAGCTGTCGTAGAGATTGTAAGAGTTGTCGCAACCTTGTTGTTAAACGTCGTGAAATCAGTAGCGGCAAGGTAACCATCCACGGCAATAGTAGATTTAGGAATAGATAGCGTGGACGTCCCTGAGTTGTAAGATAATGGCGCCGTAGCAGAGAGATTAATTAATGGTGCTGGTCCTATCGCTATCCTGTCTAACTCAAACGTATATGCAAGTGCATTCGTAGAAGCTACGTGGAATATTATTCTATAATTAACACTGTTGGTAAAAGTAAAAGAGTTCTGAGTTGCACCAGTTCCTGTCCCAATACTTACTCCTGCAGCAGGAGAAATAAGAGCCAGATTCGTTGTGTCATATATAAAATAATAAATATCACCAGCAGCATAATTAGCTGAAGAAGTATATGCAAAACTAAACAATAATTGAGTTGATTTGTACTTCTCAGGAATTGTGAATTGGTAGCTAACTCCATAGCCTTGCATATTTGCAGCAGCCTTAGTTAACAAGAAGTTACCAAACCCAGTATCTAAGTTTCCAGATGTTGTTCTTGTGAATGTTAAGTTAGCACTCGGAGTACCGCCTGCTCCACCGCCAGAAGGAGTTGATGCCGCTGCATTCTGATATCTTGCCCAACCGTTGTTTGTTGGTACATCTATGCATTTCGAGAAACGGATAAAGTTTTCTACACCATCGTTGTTTAAAACTTGAAGATCGTTTGTTTCGAAACCAGAGGCATTTTTGGGGCTTAAAATATTCTTCGCAAGACCAAGACTGCCAGGGATTACTATACTCATATTTCATTCCTTAGCTTAAGAAGTTGATGCTCATATATGCGCCAGATGTCCCTGCCGTACTGGTTGCAGACTCAACATACAGCGTTGTTCCATTCGCAATGACAATGTCGAAAGGTACTTCAAGACCAGGACCTGTCTGGAATAATAAAGTTCCTGCGGCAGCAGCAGAATACCAATTGATAAATAATCCTGTGGCATCACGTATAACAAGCCTTGTAATCTCAGCTGAAGCTGTAGCTACAAGATATCTGACTCCGCCAGATGCAGCTATATTTCCTGCATCTAAGAGCACAGGAGTTTGAACTCTAGAGTAACGAGATTTGCTATTCGTAGATAAAGGAACCTGATCTGATGCTATTGCTACAGATAAACTACCTGCAGCTGTTGTCTGACCAAGCGTAGCCGGAAATTGAGCGCTCTTAGCTAAAGTAGAATCAGTAGCCTCTATAACCCTCAATGTCTGAGCTGACGTCGTTCCAGCACCAAAAGAAGCCATCCCTGTGGAGTTTCCAAGAAGTGCAGCAACACGGAGACCTGTGGTCGACGTACCGAAGTCAGCAGGAAGCCCGAGAGATACGGGAACAGCAGATTGGTCTGAAGCTATGGTGACGGAGAGAGAGTTAATAGATGTAGTTTGACCAAGAGCAGAAGGTAATTGCGCAGCTTTAGATAAGTTAGAATCTGTAGCTGGTACTACTCTTATTGTCTGTGCAGATGTTGTCCCAGATCCAAAGTCTGCTACTCCTGAAGCGTTTCCAATTTGTGCAGCAGTACGTAGTGCAGCTGTAGCAACACCATAATTAAGAGCTGAACCAGAAAGCGAAATTGAGAGTGGAAGTTGATCTGAAGCAATGGCAACTGACAAACTATTCGCAGCAGTCGTTTGGCCGAGAGTAGAAGGTAGCTGTGCACTTTTCGCTAGAGTTGAATCTGTTGCTTCTATAACCCTTAAGGTTTGGGTGCTCGATGCCCCGGCTCCATAAGCTACAGCGCCAGTAGTATTGCCTATGACTGCAGCAATTCGTTCTGCATTCGTCGTAACACCAAAGTCCGTAACGGCAGGCGTTGTAGTAACAGCAATAGGAGATTGATCTGAGGCTATCGCCACAGACAAGCTAGCAGCCATTGCATGCTGTCCTAGAGGTCCAGGGATCTTCGCATTCAGAGCAGATAAGGTAGCTTCAGTGGCTGCCCCTGTAATCGTCACATTGCCCGCAGGCGGATATATAAAAGTTGCCATGATTTATGCTCCTACGGTTTTAGCTGTATGACGAATATCTAAAGAGCCAGCGCTACCAGCTGTATATGTGTATACAAATCTGTACTGCGTGAACTTAGTTGTTATTATTTCAATTACATGACTTCCAGATGCTCCAGAGATAGTTATTGGAGAACCAAAATCTAAAGAAACCCACGAAGATATCTTGTCATTCGAGTCTACAAGAGGTTCACCAACACGAGCCTGCACAACCAATGTACCTGTGACCCCAGTACCACCGGACCATTCTACAACAGCAAATAATCCATCAACCTGATTCACTGTAATCGCAGACGAAGTAAATCCTGCTGCATTCGATAAATCTGCACTTACAACATCGGCATAGGCTCGCTGTATCTCTTTTCTGCTCATACTCTTACCCCCATTATCGCTGCGTCAAAGAATCCTGTTCCAGCAGTTGGAGTCCATATGATTCTTAAATATTTCCAAGGAATCATTCCTTGCGTGGTCGAATCAAATGTTGAGAATGCATTAATATCCACACCCCAAATGGCAGGGAATATCGTACTGTCTACCCAGCCAACATTGTCATGGGAATGTTGAATTTTAAATGCTCCCTTGACGTTTGCCACGCTTGTTACGGTTACATTGAACTGAATCGCCATGCCGTAATAAGCAAGACACTCGAACGTATTGCTCACAAACGGAGCATCAAGTACGCCCTGCAGCACTAAGTGATATGGGGGGTCTAATACTACTTTCATCTTGTTCTCCTAAAATCTATTCGCAGCTAGAATAAATGATCCTGTCCCTGTTCCTGCAGTTCTAGTCCAATTCCACCTCACGTACATCCAAGGTATCATATAGATTTCCGTTACTGTTCCTGCGAACCCCGAAAAGCCGTAATTCTTTGGGGCATTGAGAGTGGTCAATGTGATCGGTCCAAAGAGATTGCTCGTAAACCAATTGTTTCCATCGTTAGAGTTCTGCACAGAGAATACTCCAGTTAATCCCATCATTCGAATGATCTACCGTGAACTTCCCGGATATCGCTGTCGCTGGCAGCGCTGTTATCATCATTCCAAGACCATAATAATCTCTAGATTCAAAAGCTGGTCCATTGAAAGAAGCGCTTAAATCCGCATTAGATAGATATACATAAGGACCTGTTGTTATTTTTGTCATCTCACCCCTCTCTGGATAATGTAGATTGCAATCCCGTAGACGACCTCGATGCTATATCTAGATTCTTAAGTCCTGTGGCCGTTGGCTTTACTAACCCTTGTCTAGATTGTGTATCACTCGATTGTGATTGTGAGTTAGCGAAATTAGACTGCATAGAAGCAATAAAGCTAGGTGCAGTACTGAGCGACGTGCTGTTGCCGAACCATTTCGCAAATGCAAGATTTCGAGAATAAGAGATTCCAGTATTTTCCATCTTGTCAGCAAGCTGCATGATGGCTGTAGAGACGTTATTATACAGTTGAGGATAAACAGCCTTGATGGCCTCTACTTGGCTGGTTGTTATTGAACCATTTGCAAGAGCTTCTATTGCTACCTTAGGATTCTCTACTACAGCTTTCTTTTCCATATAGGCTTGCATTTGACCAGCTGTAGGCTTCCAATCCTTGTATACATCTCCAAACGGACCAATCTTGCTCTCAGGAGGTCTAGGAAGCTGAGAATTCAAATACTGTACAGCCTGTCCACCAGTTTTCATCATAGAAGGCACTGCTTCAGAGGGGACAGCGGCAATAATCGGATTTCCTTCTCCCGTGATCTGATTGGGCAGATTCTGTTGCATCTGCTGCAATCTATCTCTTTCCAATTTGTAATCATCTGCTTTTAGAATGGCACCACGAACTAGAATTGGCTTAGACGCATCTGTTACTGCCTTTATCGCAGATTGGACTATCTCTCCTTGGAACTTCGCTACTGCAGACTTAGCAATATCCACTGCTCGTAAATAAGCTAATGGGTTGGCAACCTGTCCAATCAGTCCTGTGAGCGATACGTTATGACCTTCATGTCCTCTAGAAGCCGCAGCAAGCTCTTTTGCAGTTCCAGTCAGGAACGATTCCCGTTCTCCTAGAGCTGAAGAAAGATTCTTCAATGTTCCTAACTTCTGTATCTGTTCTGGAGATAAAGCGCCTGTTCCTTTCTGAACAGCTAATGCTTTCTCAAAAGCTCCAGTATCCCCTAATCCTTCAACAGTACTCTGAATTCCTGATAGTTTAGAAAGCTGAGCCTGAGCTTCAGAGCTTTTTCCAGTCAGGCTCTGAGCCTTAGCAACAAGAGAATCGTAATCCTTAGACCCTGGGCTGGACAGAAAGTCTTTAACCTCTGTCTTCACTGCTGCAGAAGTTTGCTTCGCTGCAATAATATCTTTGAGACTCTGTACTAGATCTTGTTGAACAAGCTTCTGTCCATCTGCGTCTGTAATGTTAGAAGCTTTCTGGAGTACATTGACGAGACGTGAGTTCTGCTCTTCAGCCAATATGTTCTTAGAAGCTTTAACTAACGAATCTACCGCAGTACGTTGTCCAGTATCTTGAATAACTTTTCTTTGTGTAACATCACCGAAAACTCTATTGAGCCCTGCAAACTTTGAATAGTCCGCATCTGAGACTTTCAAAAGATCTGCAATCTCAGATCCTACCTTAGCCGGATCTCTCAATATATCGTTTACTTGTCCGTATAAGCTCTGTAACTGCTTAGTCGCATTCCTGTCCGCAACGGATAGATTTGCAAGCTGTTTATCGAACGCCATTCCACCAAGCTCACTGCGGAACTGTCTAAGAGCGAGTATTTCCTGTCCATGAGTCTCTGCGCCTGCATTGACGGCTGTATCAAGAGCATCGGTGATGGATTGAATATAAGATTTACCGACAGACTCGTTCTTACTAAGATTCTCAACTGTCTTTTGAAGCCTGTCTGCAATATCAACAACGAGTCCTTTAGAAGGCTCTGTCTGTGCATCCAGAGCTGCCCTAAGCTTCTGCTGAGCTTCCGATTGAGCTTCTGCAATCGATTCTCTAACCTTGAATAATTGACTAGCAGCTTCTGCACTGTCTTCTTTCACTCCTTGAGCAAGAGATCTCGAGTAATCTTTTAACTCTTGTCTTACACTCGCATTAGCTTCCAACAGATCTGATTTGAAATTATTCAAAACAGTCGGAGCTTCTTTAGCAAAAGCCTCTAACTCCTCTTTTACAGCAGTATTAGATAAGAGCTGTCTACCCTCTGGATTATTGAGGGCCATGACAAGATCGTCTTTAGATACCTTAGAGAATGGAGAGAATTGAGCTGCGGATGCGTATAGGTCATTCACCTTCCGAGCTATTGCAGCTCTAGCCCCACCAATAGCTTCCCCTGTTAAAGGATCTACTGTTTGTGTGAATCCTGGAAGAAGAGGTTTAAGAGTGTCAGCAAGAACGCCAGCGCCTTCTCCTACCTTAGACGCTCCTTTTAGAGCAGTTTCCATCCCAACATGAGCTAACGGACTTAGAGCGCCTCCTAAAAGAGCATTCATTCCTACTTGAGAAAATAGCAGCTCTCCAAAGTCTTCAGGATTACCAAGTGCATTCTCTGAGATCGCTTTCTGAGTGCCAATATATGTGCCCTCGGCAGCCCCACGTGCTGCAAGTCCTCCAAGCTTTGCAAGTGTACCTGCACCTTCTGCAGTTGCTCCTAGTAGTCCTGCAGCGCCTTTCTCAACGGCTCCAGCTATTCCTCCGCCAGCCAGGAGTGTTGCCGTAGTTCCTGCAATCTCTCCGGCTAGTGCTGATTTGACGTTTGCAGCTCTTCGCGCAGCTAAGTCATATCCATCATCGTCTGAGAAATGCTTAAGGATCTGATCAGAGATGCCAAGAGTAGCTCCAGATGCAGCGGATTCTGCGAATGTTCTAAGTCCAGCATCACCATATTTCTCTTGAAGATCTCTCTGTGCAGCCTGTGCATTCGTCTCTAGCTTTGCTCCTTGAGAAGCAGCTTCTTGATATCTGGCCATAGGCACAAGTATGGCGTTACCATCTGCATCAACCATATTAAGTTGCTGTTGTGCAACTTGCTGCTCTTGAGGAATAGACTGATTCACAAGAGCCTGAGCTATAGCAGATTGAGAACTGACACCTACATTCGCCATATTAATGACTCGCTACTTGCTGTCCGCGAGCTTGCGGTGTGTTCAATTGAAATCCTTGAGCATTGTCTCCTGCTCCCACGTTATGCGCCCCAGAGCCTTGTCCAAGAGGCTGAACGCCTTGAGCTGTTAAGAAACGCGACGAATCATTATTGACGCCATGTTTGAGCTCTTGAAGACGAGCAATAACCTGTCCCACTTTCGTAGGATCTCCTCCAGTCATACCTTCAATAAGCTTCTCGTCTGTCTCAGTAAGAGCACCGAAGCCAAGAGCTTCTTTCATCTTTGCCTTCAGTTCTCCTCCTAAGGACTCGATCTGAGCCTTCTCCGCTGTTGGCATAACCTGAACACCATATTTCTGACGAAGAGAAATAAGCCTATTGAGCGTATCGTTAAGAGAAGTCGTCGTGGCAACGTGTTCACGAATCTTAGTTGCAGCCTCGGGGCTAGGTGCAAGAGCTTTTTGACCATTAGGATATGTGATTGTACGGGCCTGAATCTCTGCAGGAGGTAAATAGATAGCCTTCCCAGAAGCATCCACCGGCATAACGCCTTTTTGTTCGGATGTAACAGTTCTTGCAGAAGCCAATTGATCAAGTTGAGCCTGCTTATCTGCAGCAGTTGCCTGGATCTGTCCAAGAAGCTGCAGGCCTTGCGCTTTTGCTGCTTGGTCTTTAGTTGTATCAATCTTTGCCTGAAGATCGGTTGCGATTTGATCATATCGTTGCTTCTGCATAAGCAATGTCGCTTGTTGCTCGTCACCAATAATACCTTTGATAATGCCAAAAGTATCTCTTGCAGCTCCGTAAGCTCGTTCATTTATCTCAGCATTCTTCTGCTGAAGCGCAACATCTCTATCAATGCCATCTTTGATAATGTTATAAGCCTGATTTCCACCGCCTGTGTATGCAGCACCCAGAGCTCCAAGCCCTACAGCAATTCCTGCTTCAATCTTCGCTCCAATGGATGCATTAGCCCATGGATTCTTAACTTTAGAATTCGTTAGCGTATCTGCTGCTTGATTAACTTTGTCTAATTGCTCTTGACGACGTTGCTCGAAATCGAGGTTCTTTGCTTGAACTTCTGCAATATCTGCAGCTTTTTGTTGCGCAAGAGCCTTATCGCTTTCTGCAGTTAATTGATTCTGCGCGATCTGCGCATTCACATTCGCTTCTACTGCTTTAGCTTGCGTCTGTTGAGCTTTATTTAGAAGATTCTGACTCTTCTCAACATCAAGACCGCCTGTCTGCGTCGTTGTCTGGGCTTGAAGTCCTACACCAAAATTGGGAACTCCTCCCTGATTAGAAGGAGGCTGAACAGGAGCGCTTACGGGTATTCCTCCAGAAGGCAATGGAGTAACCGGAGCATTAGGATCTACGCCTGCAGCTACTTCTCCAGGACGTGGTTTTAATGGAGCACTTTGTTGCGCTGCAGATGCCTGTTGTGCTGCAACTTTTTGCTGAAAGTTAACAGGTCCGCCAATATTAAGATCGTTAATGTCTTGTTCTTGAGGATCTTGAGCTATTACCGGAGCGCCAAGCTTATCGAGCAAAGGTTGTTGCTGCTGCAAAGGATTGATTGCCATTATTTAGCACCTCCGAGCGCGCTTATAGAACTCATGCCAAGAGCAGATCCTGCACCGGCAGTAATACCGCCGAATAACTTACCGTAAGCCGCTTGTTCATTCGCATAACGCTGTTGAAGTTGTGATTGGAATGTTTGTGCAGCTCCAAGTTGGGCAATATCTCTTTGATTCGCTGATGATAGATAAGCTTGTATTTGCTGATTATTCATGCCCTGCTGAGCGAGCTGATTTGCAGCGTTCTGCATATTCACTTGCTGGGTCATCTGACCACCTTGAAGAGCAAACTGATTCTGTGCACTAGCGTTCGCAAGAGCGGCCTGACTTCCTAATTGTGCATTCTGGAGTGATGCCTGTGTTCCTAATTGCGCATTCTGAAGTGCTGCTTGTTGTTCTAATTGTGCATTCTGTTGAGCAATTGCTGTGTCTTGGCCGTATATATTTGCACCTACAGAACCGAGTTGTTGGTTAGCATTCATCCGCTCTTGCATACCGATCTGTGCTGCTTGATTAGCTGCACCAATGTTCGCTTGAGCTGTAGTGTTAGCTAAATTCCTTGCTGCAAGACCTGCATTCAGACCTCTTGAATTTGATGCTATTTGAGATTGAGCTGCTTGGAGATTGGCTTCTTGATTCTGCTGAAATGCGAGTTGCGCAATAGACGGACCATTACCCTGAGCTTGTTGTTGTAAGCGTTGAGCCAGTTCTGTCTGGAAGTTACGTCCTGTCTGATCTACGCCAAATTGAGCAGCTCGTGCGTTCTGAGATTGGGCTTGTTGTGCTGTAGCTTGTGCAGCAGGACCTAGTTGAGTCTGAGCTATAGTAGGTGCTGCCGTATTCCTAGATCTCTCTATTTCAGATTTATAATCAACTGTAGGAGCTGCAAGCTGCGCTTCAGTTGCTTTCCCTGGTGCAGCCGTTCCAGTAAGATGTGCTATGAAATCACCTGCTTTATCTAAGAAACTCATTATTATCCTCCAGATCTTGCTACAGGTATCTTCATTCCACCTGTCTTCACACCAACTTCAAATTCAAGGCCTGTAAGAGTGCATCCTTGATTCCCTGTTCCTGAGAACACATCCTCGATAGATACCCTAATGGCTTCGATCTTTTGTCTACGTGTATTTACTCTATACTGATATACACCAGTGTCTCCTCCAAACGGAGTACTCTGACCATAATACGTATCTTGCCCGTAATAATTACTTCCGAATATATCCGTAGAGTTGAAATTCACTTGTTGAGCAAAGGCAGGCTCAAAGTCATATCCTATCTTCACAACAAGCCTATGCGGCCCTCTATATTCCCCTAAGACATTGAACTTATAAACACGCATGTATCCTTGGACTTGAGCGAAACTCATCCATTCTGTCGTTATTCGCATCTTGATGGATTGAGCATCATCTAGGTAAGATCCTTTGTTTTCCTTGAAGATCCTGTTGTCTATTGTGATGTAAGTGTAAACACCCTTCCACATCACAGAAGATTTTCCATTGTGAGGAGTAAAGTTAGTCCATTGTCCCATGTAATAATCATGAACCACTGCACCACTTGTCTGAGTCAGAAATCTCACTTGATTCTGAGACGCGACTAGCACAGCGCTTGAAATAGGATTTGTATTGAATCTCTCAGCAGGTGCTCCGATATATGAAACATTCATTGTTCTATCGAGTTGATAGATGCCCTTCTGAGAGAAGTAATATAGCCCACTAGGGCCTACGACTATCGAATAGAAGTTAGAACAGCCTGAGTCTGTTGCAATACGTTGAGGCTGTGTGAAGTTATTTTGAGCACCAGTATCTGTAGGACCATCTCCAGAGAAGAAATAAATCTGAGTAGGCTTGAATATAATTACCTTGTCATCAAGAACGCCTAAAGAAGATAAATTTCCACCTTCTGTATCTACCTGAGTCACAAATTGATCAGAGAATCCTATCCCCTGTCCGACTGAGAAGAACTTTGAGAACCAGATTTGGTTTGGTTCTTCGAGTCCTCCAAGGATGATTCTGTTGTTGAAGTTCTTAACAAATTGACACGCTGGAGGTGCAATATTCTCAACGACTCCGCCCGTCGTGTAGAGAAGCTCGTTTCCTGAAATAGACGCGTCCGTAGCATTATCGCTATAGGTAATCGTATCAACAGTAACATCGTTATAAGTGGGAGCAGTAATACTAGTAATGCGATAGAACACAGTGCCAAGAGTTTTCGTTCTATAAATAGCAAGCACGACATTTGTTCTACTTCCTTGCTTCGAAGTTAAACGAAGAGTCGGAACCGTCACATCTACTTTAAAATTTACTGGCGATACTGTCACGGGAGTACTAGGAGCACTTCTGTGAATCTGTCCTTGAGCGTCTGTCCATTCATAGACAGCTACATAAGAGTAAGTTCCGTTCAAAACTCCAGCAGTTGCTGTCACTGTTGCCTTGGTTGTCTCAGGAAAGACATGGAAGCCATGCTCTGTGACACTGTTGCCGTCATAATTCTGCAGATATCCACCCGCCACATGCAGATTTCTACCTATTTGAAAACTTGAGAATTGCGCATTTGAATTGAAGTCGAAAGAGAACTTAACAACACCTGTCTGCGTGAACGCTTTTCCTGTCTCAGTAAGCAATGGCCCTTTCTGAAGGAAAGCCATGAAACCATTTGTCGTAGAGAGAGATGAATATTCGGAAAGCATTGAGTTAGTCTGAAGACTTCCAGCACTCAATCCGGAGTATCTAGCTATAACGTATCTATCTCCACGGATTAAGAAGTACGTTGGCTGTAATGTGGTATCGAATACCGCAGGAACATATATAGAATTGTTCACAATGAAAGCCTTGCCAGCAAGGCCTACTGATTTCGCAAAGACAGGCAGCGCTCCAGGTATTCCTGTTAACGGAACTAAGGAAAGCTTAATGAATGTATTGATAGTCGACGCTGCTGTTACTGTGTAATACACATAAACAGAATTAGATGATCCTTCGATCATGGTTATTGAGTTTGTTATGGTCGTAGAAGCATCAATAAGAGTTGTAGCTGAAGCTATTGTTAAATCTGTATTAACTCTAGTTACAGAAGTGCCATTCACAAGATCAAATCCAGAGATGAATATCAATACGTCCCTGAAAGAGTAGATAGAAAGCGCATGTGTCGCTACTTGCGTGAGAGTAACAGGAACTGGATAACCATTAACCCCATTACCTATCTCTTGATTCTGAGTAGCATAATATACTTTTACGTTGCCACCAGTATTTACATATGTTCCTACCATGGCAGCACTAAACTTCGTTACATCATGAAATTTATATGTGGCACTGATATCGTTCGCGAGAGTTACTATCGTCGGAGCAACAGTAGGGTTTCCTATATCTATACGAGCTTGTTTAAGATTTGTTGTCTCTATGTAATATATGAAGATGTAATACCCAGAAGCTATTACTTTAGGATGTGTTCCTGTCGAAGATAGAGATACATCGTTGATTAAGAATGCACCTGTGTTCTCATCGACTACAGAATATCTAACACCACCTCTTGAATCGTCCCATGCATAAACAGAAACGCCATTGTTAGTATTTGAATCTGCATTCGTCTGTTGACTCGTGTTCTTTATGATGTCTGATTTGGATACCTTAACATTAGTAACATTACCTTTATCTATCCAGGCATCGTTAGTTTCAGAGTACGAATACAGGGTAGTATTCTGGAACAACAAAAGCTCATCGTTGAATGTCGATAAGAAGTTTGGATTTGTAAGTGTAGACCCGCCCAATACGTTCTTGCCTAAAGATGTATACCCGTTCCTAGGTTCAATCTTTTTGAACTGATTGAATACAGCATTCTCGAGTACTACAGGACCTACAGATACCTGTGGGTTACTCTTTGTATCTATCCCAGTACCAAACAGCTTAGGTATGACTTGTTTCTGAAGAGCCATCTCATTTGACTCTCATGATATAAGTTGCCGTGATATATTTAGGCCTCGAGTCTCCTCCAGCTCCAGCATTACCGGTAGAAGCCGTAAGATTCGTCACTCCACCAGTCATAGCATGCGTATGTGTAGTGTTATCTGTCTGAATTGTATGTGTATGCACAATATCTCCTACTGGATTGATAGTAATCCCAGTAGGAACATTCCCGACTGTATTCGATAAGAATATGTTTAAATCACCAAATACCGCCCCAGGACCATTGTTTCCTCCGCCAGCAGTATAGAAAGATTGAATCTGATGATTATGTCCAGGGTCTGTGATGTTATGAAAGTGAGATAATGATTGAATATTGTTTCCAGTAGCACCGCCGTGAGCATGGGGAGCATTAGCTGAACTCACAGCGAAAGTGTTTCCGTGGCCATGGTCCATAATATGAGCATGGAACAATAGTGCAGAGTTAGATCCGCCTGCTACACCTGCATTCGCTGTCACGTCTCCCATCACGAATACAGCATTGTTTAGATTCGGGATCACATCGCCATTCATCGTCGATGTGGCATCTGCAAGAGTTTGACCATTACAAAGAACGAACCCATTAGCATCCGCAACAGTGGTCGCTGTTGTTACATAAGCTCCAGTAAGGTTAGGAAAAGTGGCTATCACGCCACCTAATGGAACCTGGCCAATGTTCTTATTTACAAATGACACTTGACCAGCTGTAGAGATCTCTAATCTAGAAGCTACGGAAGCTGCTGCTGCAGGAAATACAAAGTCATAAGAAGCACCGACCCCAGATGGAGATTTTAGATTGATTGAATTCGCAGAAGCTGTTGCAGCAGAAAGCTGATACGTGGATGCAGCTATAATTGCAGTAACACCAGAGCTCTGCGTGAAGACAAATGTCTTGGTAGTGTTTGAATACGTTGCAGCTGCAGGCACACCAGGTTGTGCATAGTCACCGTAGAATCCAGCAACACCCGTAATGTTTATCCCAGTACCGTTTGTTATCTTTACTGCAACACCCGAATTATTGTTCCAGTAAAGATCTCCAAGAACAGAATAGATCTCATTCTTGTCGTTTGCTGTTGCTAGAGTCGCAGCCTGAGCGACAACACGAACTGCTCTAGCGTTTGTAAGATTGAAAGTACTTCCTAGACTCAAATCCGCATTGATATTTATTCCAGCCACAGGAACAAGAGCTCCTGAGCCTGGAGCATGATTGTGTGAATCCAGAGTACTGAAGTCATCATTTATATTCTGAGCATACGTAGGGCCTGGAGTTCCACCTGGACCTACATCAGGAAGAGTTAAATTCATTAAAGGGGTTGTTGATGACATCGAGCTCTCCTAATCTTAAATCTAAAATATCCAGATGGTCATTGTGACAGTTGCTGTTGCTCTGAGAAGTATGATTCTGTCTCTGAGATTATTTGTTGTCGATGACTCGAACAAAGCTGCACCAGGAGAAGAACAAGAAGTAGAAAAATACCCAACAGGAACGCGTCCAAGTCCATGTTCAATAACCGTATCCACTCCAGCTGAGAGATTCGCTTGAATGCTCGTCCCATCAAGAAACGCAATCTTCGTAATATCAGAGAAAGTTGTTGCGGCATTATCTTGAATTCTCGATAAGTTAAAATCGCTAGTGTTTATCTGTTTAAATCTTCTCATTACATAAAGTTTCTAAGTACGAATGAGTTATTGATAGCGTACACATCAGTTACTCTTGGAGGCATGCCTATGTCTCTAATTGCACTTACTTTCGTTACTCTCGCAATCGTTTCTTGCTTCTGAGCTTGTAATGCTGTTACATCCGATTCTTCCTTGATGAGCATATTTATAGCTGCGTCCAAGATAAGATATTCATCATATCCGTTGATAGCATCGATAGCGTTTTGTTCTCCTGCTGCAGGAGTTAGAGAAACAGTCAAAGTCTTAGCCACAGGAACATAGAATAATTCAACGACAGCTGCTTGCTGCGGCAATGGTCTAAACCTAAGATTGTTGCCTTCTAGATTATATCTCAAATAGCTATTGTTGAATGCTCCGTAGAACGTACCAGCACCATATTGGTTTCTCTCTGCGAACATGAATGGCTTAAGAGTAAGCCTTTGATTAGCATCAAAGCTTTGAACAAGATCTACACCTTGAAGCTTATAAAAATCAGTAGGTACAGGGTATAAATCCTGTCCTGGAATAAGCGTAAATTGAGTGCTTGATATGTAATATTCAGCAAAAGACTGTACGAGCATGTCATACAATTCTCTGTTAGCTCGCTCAAGAAGTGACAAGATCTCACTATCGGTCACAAATTGACTTGCTTCCATGTTCGCTCTTTGGCGACTTAACGTGATGAGAGTCGATACCGGTACTGAGTTTGCCACTTCTTAAGTCCTTTATTTCATGAAGCTAGAATCTTGCGCCTCATCTTCATCTTTTGTCATATAATCAGAATCATCGTCACAGAGAGCCTGCATATGCATGAAAGCATCCACAAACTGCTCAATATCTTTTGATTGAATAGCGTCCAAAAGAGTAGAAGCTGCAGCTCTTAAAGCATCCTTACTTGTAGGTTCTTCATCGCTCTCGGGTTCAGAACCTTCATCTTCGCCTTTTGGTTTTCCCATCCGGCTTACGATAATAGCTCCTAAAGTCTTTGGCTTTCCTTCATCTCTCATGAGAATCATATCGTAACTCCTTTTACAGTCTTGCTGTTGAGTTAGCGAGAGTCAGCGTAAAGACAAGAATATCTCCGGAACTAGGATCTGTAAGTGTTGCAGTAGTCCAATCAACTGTCTTGATGTTCACAGTACCAGCAGTGACGACATCAACTGCAGACACAACAACATCGACAACAGGAAGAGCTGCATTCGAAACAACGCTTGCTGTTACACTACAGAAATCAACATACTTATCTTGAAGGGTTATTGTATAAAGTCCTGTACCTGTTCTTACTACACTCGCAATACCGTTGAACTGTCCAGTGGTCAGAGTTGGAGCTCCAGCCGCTCCGATAGCAACCTTGCCAGTAAGAATAACAAATCCAGGAACCAAGCTTTGGGTGAACTGTTGAAAAGTTCTATTAGCCATTTTGTTTGTTCCTTAAGTTTAAAGAAAGAAGAAGGGCCTTTCGGCCCATCGCATCATCAGATTAACGAAGCTGAACTTTACCATTCCAACCAGGAGCAGAGCATCCAAGTTGATGATAGCTATACACACGAAGCTCAACGCCATCGGCAGAAGCTTGACGCAAGAATGTCAAACCATCTGTGTCAAACAGAGTAGGAGCTTTGCCTAAGGAATTTAATCTCCATGTATCCATTTGAAGAGCGTATCCCCAACCCGATGTTGCGTTAACGTCCGCAAGAACTTTAACGATTCCATGTGGAGTGTTCATCGCAATGCCTTTGAACGCAAAGGATAAATCATAGTTAGGTTTAACATCGACGTATTGAACCTTAGAACCTAGAGCTTTTTCGAGGTTAGCCCAGTCTGTATGGTCGCAGAAGAAGGTATCAGGACGTCCGCCTTCACGGTTTACACGTGTGACCAAGTCAATGATTGCTTCTTCGATAGGTTTTGCACGACCATCTTGAACTACACCAGCAAGACGAGTCTTATCTGAAGTACGATCCACGCCAAAGAATGCCGTTGCAGTCAAAGCCGAAGAAGGAACAAGCCAAGCATCCAAACCAGAAACTTTCAGGCCATAGTCACCTTGGATGAAGATATAATCACTAGCTGCAACAGTAGGAATAAGTGTAGCGATATTTGCAGCAGCTCCGCCGATTGTTGCAGAGCATTGGAATGTTCCTAAGTCACGGTCGATAGCTACAATGTAGCCTACGCCAGTACGAACAGTACCGCCGCCATCAGTTCCGGATACAACAATTGCCTGGTTGATTTCGAAGTTTGTGATGTCATCAGCATTCGTGAGTGTCCAAGTAGGTGTCGCAAAAGCAGTATTAGCCAAGCGTCCAATAGATCCAGAACCATTGCGGTACAGAGCTATTGCCAAAGAACGGGAAATTGAGTGCAAAGCACCATTGATCTCAAGTTCTGCAGCTTCGAGGAATGCATTCTCGTTTCCTTCAGAAGCTTTCAAAGTCTCGTTAGCAATAGACGCAGTTGCGTAATCACGAACACGAGTCAAGAAGAAAGCTTTCAATGCGGAAGGAGCTTGGTTTGATTGAGCATATGAGAAAGTAGCAGAACGTCCTTGAGGATCACCATAGATAAGCGGTTGCTTTAATTGATCACCACCGAACTTCTCATACTTATTCAACATAGCGAATAAGGGGTTGTTCTTGTAAACAAGGTTCTGAACTACTTTGTCAGGATAGATTGTCTTTAATGCTGCCGAAAACGAGGTATTGTCTAAACTAGCCATAAGCTAATACTCCAAATAAAAAATGGTGAATAAGTTTGTTGTCCTCATTCGCTCTTTCTTACTCGGCGAACAATTGTCTGTCTCTTCTATGCAGACTATCTCTTCTGACCCAAGATCTGCGCAGCCATCTTAAACCTATCTTCTCTAGACAGGTTCTCAGGACTTGTCTTCAGCTCACCAGACAACTTGTTTGATGAGAGGGTCGACGGTGGTCTCACTTGACCAGAATCTTGAGTAAATATGGAAGAAGGTTTGTCTTGAGGATTCAACCTGGCCTTAATCTTATTAAGGCTAAGCATCTTCCCTAACTCTTCTTCTTCGAAATACTTCTCAACAGCATCACATGCCTCTTTGAAAGAGAGCTCCACCTTATGCTTATTATAGTGCTCTTCGATGGTCTGGAAGACCACATCCCGAGCTCCTTTATAATTAATAAGCTCATAATCGTTAGCATTCTCTCTTATGAAAGAATCAATGTTTCGTTTGTAATTGTCAACAGCTCTAGACTTCTGAGTTTCTTCTTCGCTCTTCCTCTGTTGAGCTAACTTCTCTTCAAGCATTGCCTGTTGCTCTTGCATCTTACGCTCAAGCTCTTTGTAAGAGACATTAGGATTAGATTCTCCTCCTTGGAGCTGAAAGTTCACAAGGTCGTCGTACGTAAGATCGAAATGCTTAAGAACAGCCATAGGATTTGATTTCGCATATTGCTTAAGCTGCGATATCTCTTTGTACTTCGATAACTCCTCGTTCATCGGCTTATACTTAGCTTCCATCTCAGCTTCACGAGCACGTATCTGAGCCTCTTTCTTAGAAAGCTGAGAAAACTTCTTCGCAAAATCCAACCCTTTGACGTCCGCTGGCGTTGCTTCAGCCGTAGATTGTCCTGGAATCTGTACATTGGGAGCTGCAGTAGCCTCTGAACCTGTAGTCGTTACTGTTGACTCGTTACTCATTCATTCACCTCGTCTAGTGAGTTAATCCTGGAGCTAATGTTTGTGTTGGTAATGGCGCTGTAGGCATTGCTCCTGCTTGAGTTTGCTCTGGAGCAGGAGATTGTCCTTGCGGAGCTTGAGCCTGTTGTGTCCAAGTATCTATGTCCTGGAGAAATAGCCTAATAAGAGAAAGTCTTGATTCAGGAACTTCATCAATCTGAGCCTTGTTGTAGAACTGAAGTCCTAGCTTCTTACCAAGAGCAAGGTTTGTGAATGGTTCTGGCTGCTCGTACTTACCTTTATCAATGATGTTCGAGAGAATCCTAAGAACATTGTTTAGATCTGCATTAGCCAAGCTCTGATAGGACTGAAGATCTGGGAAATCCAAGAGCTCTGCAGCCTGTTCTGGAGGAATAAGGCCGCCTTGAATCATCTCTTGAACAGTCTGGAGCCTGAATGCTGGACTTGAAGGAAGCGCGGATGACGGAAATACCTGCATTACATAATCATCTTTCTCAACATCAACATCTTTGAAATTGATATATTGCACGCCTTCGTTCTTTGAGAACACTTTAACTGTCGTCATCTTGTCTGAAGATGCTAATGCTCTGGCTTCTTCTAGAACAAGCTCTGCAGCATCAACGAAGAACTGCTCACGCTTACGGCCTTGAATAACGAATCTCTCTGTCTGGATGTCATTGAACTCACGCAGAGCTTTACCTGAATCAAGCCCTCCTGGTTTCTGCGAGTTCGCTGATAACTGTGAAACTCCTACAATCTCATAGGCTCTAGAGTAGAGAGAATCTAATTGTCTGAAGATGTCCGGAGCTATGACCTGGGGAGCTATGACCTG